TCAATGATAGTACATTTTGACGTCTTAATAACATCATCATCGCGGCGTATCTGATCGACTTGCCGTTTAGTTGTGTTTGCAAAGAGATCGCGGTTGTCTGTATAGGAACTATATGACCGTTTAAGTTCTCTGTTTCTTTCTATCTCACTCATAAGTTCCTTGGCAAGTTATTTGATTTGTTAATACCAGATCGGAATGACTGTATGTTCAATCGATTCTTTCTGGTTACATGCGCATCAACAACAACTGATATTGGCCAACCAAATTCTCCACGCAATCCTAAATCAAAGCCTAAATCGCGGTCTGGATTTGTACCTCTGAAATACTGAGTAGATGATGTGTTATCAATTTCAAAATACTCGCCGTCATATTCAATGATATCGCCGACTTCCATTACAATGTTTCGTGGCACTAAATCATCTCGTAGAAATGCAAATGTACCATTTCGTACATAATCAATTCCGTAATCATCGCTTTGAGTTGTTTTTGTATCTTTTAATATAATGGAATTGATGCGTAGTATATCATAGTATACTTTATTATCTGATTCATCATATATATTTGAATTTGTAGCTGCTAGATTCAGTTTGTAGTATCCAATCTCCATATCAATGTATCGATTGATGAGTTCACGGTTCAATGACCGTAAAAGTGACGCATCTCGTGCTGAACCAAACATTGCCATGATGTTATCCTATATAAATGCGCAAAGGCACTTTATTTAATTGCATTGTCAATGCATCTGCTTCTGCTTGTTTTCGTTCTAACTGTGATTGGCGTGACATTGAATCCAATATTTCTTTCAGTTCAGTTATTAAACCTTCTTTTTCAGTTTGCGCAGCTGATATCAAATCACCGCCATTTAAAGTTATCTCGGCATTTGGAATTGGAATTGAACCATATTTACCACGCACATAACCTAGCATTTCTTTTGACAATGCCAGAGCATATCGACGAATCCATTGTCGACCTACCACATTGATGAATGAATATGTGACATCCTGATATGGAATGTTTGAAAAATCAGAAACAGTACCAGTGGCTCCTTTCAAAGGATTGCTCCTCTCAGCTTTAACTATGTATTCAAAATGTACTCGCGTATATGCTGTACCATTTGGTATTGGAAATATACGAATTCGATTGTTTGACAATTGGAATGAATATGCTGACCTACGTACTGCATCATTGAATTCAATTGCCTGTAAACGCAACATGTCAGCATATACTGGCATCATCATAAATGATACACCAGGTGAATATGAGCCAAATCCAAACGCATCTAACATCTGCTGAGTACCAATACCGGTACCGATGAATGGATCAAAGAATCGAGCTAATGCTGGCGGAGCCTCATGATAAATACGTTTGATTTCAATCTGAGTAGTTCCAGGAGTTCCATTTTCTAGTTTAACTATGTTTGGATCGCCAAGGTCATATATCTGTTTGTTATTAACAACGGCAAAACTTCCAGTGTAATATGTTACATTTCCGCCGGTCATTGCTTCAACACCATACTCATTTGATAGCTCTATGATACCGCCTAAATTAGTAGAAACTTTTTGACCGCTCAGATTTGATCCGGTAGCTGAACCGTATAGATTCAACATGTTGTCACGAATGTTATATGTATTTAATTGAGCACCGTACTCAGTAATTGCTTCTTCAAATACAGCATAAAAATTAATTGCTTGCAATTCAATTTCAGATAACGGATATCCTAATCGTTTTGCACTCCAATCTGCAAACTTGTCAACTTCGGATTGAAAGTCTGAGTCATAATCATAAATTCCAAATGGAGTATCACCTGGAAAAAAGCTGGAGGAGCCGGGCCAAATAGGAATGTTTACTGCCATGATATTTCCTTTTATATAAATATCAGACACATGTCATTTTATGTTAACCATCGCATGGTCTTAAATCCATAAATGTACCGTCCGGTCCAATTGTGTATATCATCACACCATCTGAATAGAATCCGCCTTTCGCTAATTCTTCTGCATTGCCACAATTGCCTTCAGTGTATAAAATGTTAGTTAATGGATCAAGTTCATACGGCATAGGATCGGCGCTACATGCAAGAGCTGGCGGGCCAGACCTAGGACTAGAATAACCTAATAACAGCGTGGCACAACTAGGCGGTGGCGAATCATATGTTGGCCAATCGCTAATTTTACGAGTATCAATTCCGCCAATGTTTTTTATTGATACCGCGGCAATTCCTTTCATGTTGGAAATCATAGATACTGGTATGCCGTTTATGAATGATCCCATTACAATGTCACCCAATCATTAGATGGTCGAAACTTCATTAGATACCACGTGTTATCATTGGTACTGTTATAATACACATGGCCTAATAACCGTACAGTTTGACCAGTAGCTACCGGTGCTGTATTTGACATGAAAATGCCAGATGATGTCGTATTCATATAAACTGCGCTACCTTTTGTGAGATTTGATATTTTTGGTGCTCCGTTTGAACCGGAAGAAACAACCATATGGCCTTCAAGTAACACACTGTTATCCCCACCAACGTTGAAAGCAATACCGAGCATTTTGAAAGCAATCTGGCTATTCATGGCAGTTTGATACCATTGCCCGTTGGCGTCCAATGACACCAGATCATAATCTGATACGCCTACATCGAATGTAACATCATTGATGATTTCACCTGCGGGAGCAAATGCATTTCCGTAACTTGAATAATTTGCTAGCGGTTCAGCTTCTGTGGTAAGACCGATATTATTGGTACTATACGCATTATGATTTATCTGTGACATTAATGAACTAGCATTCCAACTAAGTCTAGCTGTGCCAGCATCATCACGTAAAATTCGATTTCGCCAGTCAACAGACGGCGTGCCGGCAGCATCGAATAACGTCAAACTGCCCCAATCAAGCGTCGTTGTGCCAGTGGCATTGTAACCTTCGCGAACACCCCAATCTAATGCAGAGACTTCCGTGTTATCTGTTAATACGCGTGAGTTCCAATTGATCGATCCGGATGTGTACCGATCGGAAAGCTTTCGGTACTGCCAGTCGACTGCAGTGACATCATTATCATCATGCAAGAGTCGATCTCTATAGTTCACAGATCTATTACCATATTGGTCGCGTAATATTCGAGCAGCTCCTAAATCCGCGGAGCCTATTCCCTGAGGATCAGTTACTATGAACGAACCATATGATGTGAAGCTACCGGATGTGATTGTGGAACCGGTTATTGATACACCTTGTTGCCAGTTAAGTATTTCATTTCCGCTGCTATTTTTAAGTTGTCGATTTTGCCAGTCTATGGAAGTTTTAGTTCCAGTGTCAATAGTAATCCGGTTTTGCCAGTCTATGGAAGTTTTAGTTCCAGTGTCAATAGTAATCCGGTTTTGCCAGTCTACTGAATTGATGTAATTTGTATCTCGTAGCAGTCCGCCACCCCAATTAACTGTGAATGCCGCATGTTCATTATTTATTTTTAGCAATCGATCGTTCCAGTTAACTGACTGCGAACTCACAGTATCAACTAATCTACGACCATCCCATGCGACACTAAGTATAGTACTACTATCATATAGATCTCTATCATCAGCATTAATGCTTGTTGATCCCATTACATCATTAATAACTCTAGTAACACCATCAAATGATATTGCAGTTACATCAGTTATTCCATTGTAGGTTTGTAAATTAAACGAACCCGTTACATTTAGTGATCCGGTTATTGTAACTCCATTAGTTACATTTAATGAATTTAACGAGGCGTCAGAGCCTGATACTATGACTTTTTTCCAATTTGGCATACATGTTCCTTTAATTGTCGTGGTTGGTTACATACACTTATGCCGTGCGTGTGCCCACTTCCTTTCGGCCTACAACATTTAATATAAATATCTTATTTTGTCGTTTTACCAGATTTAACTGGAGGAGTATTAACTTGTTTCTGAATTTCTCCAAGCGCTTGCTCAAGTTTAATTTGCAATGATGCTATAAATTTTGCATCCTTACCTGACAATGTGATAGTATCTAATGATTGACGTAACACACTAATTTCTTGTGGTGTGAGATTGATTGAAAACATGTCCATAACTTATTATTTTTCTGATTGCTTTATATATTGATTCTGAATCTTTATTGCAAGATTATAAAATAACTCTACCTGATCACCTTTAAGTGTTGACTCACGTAACATATTAAGTAAAAATTCAAGCTCTTTTACTGTAAGAGCATTAGGATCAACCGGTGATGGTTTGTTATCTTTTCCTATTATTTTATTTACAATTCCCATAGCTAATTAAAAAGTTGTTTATGCATAAATCCAATAATCACCACCGGTAGAAACATACATTGCACCAGCCACTGCAAATTCACCGGTTTCAGGTTTAACAGCTCCATGGTTTGCTTCTACAAATAAATAAGGAGCAAATGAACCACTCACACCTGAGGCAGATGTTGTATCTAATGCATTAGTAGCATCAGTAAGTCCTGACTGGTATCCCCAACGATCAGTTGCAGAATCATAACCATATGCAATGTTACCAGCCACATCTGATCCGCGATCGATTACAATACCACCATCGCCTGCTGTTGCTGAACCTGATGCTAACAGGATGAATTTATCTTCAACAAACAAATCTGTAGTGTTAATGTAAGACAATGTACCATTAACAGTTAGATCTCCTGTTACAACTAAACTATTGCCTATTGTAGTGGTGCCAGTACCAGCACCGATAGTTACAGTAGTTGCTGCACCAAAGGCATTTACAGTTGTTGCATTTGTATTAAATACAGCCGCCGTAGTACCGTTAGTTGTAATTGCTGTTGATGTGCCATTATTAATTGCAGCGTTACCATTAGTTAATGTTAAACCACCAAAGGTTGGTGAATCTGTAGTTTCTAGACCTAAATCTATAGTTGATCCAGCAACGCCATTGTTTGTAAGTAGTGCTTGGCCTTGCGCTGGACTTGTTAATACCGATGAAGTTATAACCGTACTGCCGGCTAATATTTGTGCTAGCGTGATACTATCGCCTAAATCAACAGAAATACCAGCAATTGTTATTTCAGAATTAGATAAGCTAGCATTTGGAATAAGACTTAAACCGAACGTTAATGTATCAGCGAGAGGATTTGCCGAAATAGTTAAACCTTGTCCTGATGAAGATGCAAAGGTTAAGTTTCCATTAGCACCATTAGCTAATAATAATGTGCCGTCATACGATGCTGTAGCAAATGAATTTTGCGTCGTTACTGATGTTAAATATCCTGCATCGTTATTTAATTGCGAAATGTTACTACCTGATACTACTACCTTTTTCCAAGTTGCCATTTATATTTCCTCGTTTGTTATACAATAATAAATATGCACTATACCTAAAATCAATCTAATCCTATAAAGAATGATGATGATGTAAAATATATTGCACCGTTCGGAGCCGTTCCTGTAGGATCTATACTTTGAGTTGCGATGACTATGACGCCGCTTTGAGATACTGTTAATATATGCTGATTGTCAAAGTTTTTGATTATAAAAATATCATTGACATTACTTTTAATTTCTAATGAACCAGTAATAACTGCACTACCTGAAAATGGAAATCCTAATCCACTACCATTTAATGCATATGATGCCGTAAGTGCGTATGATGAACTTAACGCGTTAGTTGCAGTACCAAATAGTGATCCTGTAAAAGACAGTGCAGTAACAGAGCCTGATATCTGTACTTCATTTCCTGCAGCATATATAAGATTACTTCTATTATTATTATCAGTACCATTACCTACAATAAAAGCAGATTGTACGGGTGATACAAAATTATATTGACCCGTTACGTGTTGTCTATCACCTAATGCGATTGTTCCATAACCTTCAGCGTGTGAATATGAACCTGATGCTATTGTTTCTTGACCTTCAGCATGTGAATAATGTCCTACTGCTTGTGTATTATCTCCTTCAGCATGTGAATAGTCTCCTATTGCTTTAGTAATACTTCCTTCAGCATGTGATTGTACTCCGGTTGCTATATTCCCCTCTAATCCGTGAATAAGAGAACCTGTTATAGTTTGATTACCATTAAATTGATTAGAACCAGTTGTTGCAAATGATCCAGATTTTGCAACAAATATAGGATCTGTTTCTGCGTAATATGAAGCGGTTTGTGCATATGATGCTGATACGACATTGTTAACTGTCACTGATGATGTACTGGCATCACCTTTAGTAAATGTTATTACAGCATTTGCAACCGATGCGGATATGAAAAAACTACCGGTTTGAAATGTGCCTGACCCTGCCGGTCCTTGTGGTCCAGTATCACCTTTAGGTCCTTGTAAACCAGATAAATTAGTAACAGTAATTATATCTGGCGTACGAGAAACTGTAACTGTAGTTCCTTTACGATTATCAGTAATTATCAAGCTAGCTGCTGGCTGAGCGATTACTACAGAATTGATATTTTTATTTATCGATATGCTCATTACGCTGTGGTTACTTGTTTAGTTACTTGTACTTTACCTTCTAATAATCTGACACGTGATTGTCCATTAGTAAGTTCTAAGTCGTAATAACCTTCATTGAAAGTAAATCCATTCGTAACTACATGTCCTATATAAATGCCAATACTGCCTGATGATTGTGGTGTGGTTAAATTACTACCTGATAAGCTTATAAATGATGAACCGGAGGCTTTTGCATACATATCACCAAAACTAGATGTCAACGTGGCATGTAATGTACTTCCGCCTACTGAATCTCGTATCTGCATTGCAGCGGTATAGCCGGACAAATTGATAGGTATTCCAGATGAATCTTTATATACAACTTCTAAATCTAATGTAGCTCCTTGTTCTATAACAAAAGAATATCTTCCTGCTGACATGCACTTCCTTTTAATATAAATATGTAATTAGCAATATTGCGATAGTAAAAAAGGGAGACCGAAGCCTCCCTTTCTCGCATTAAGCAATTGTCAATTGTCAATTACTAACAACTAATTAAATAGTGTCAAGACCTGCTACAAATACTTTTCCGTAGAATTCAGGGCGAACCATTTTCTTAGCATAACGAGTCATAACACCTTTTCTTGGTGTAAAGTTGTTAGGATCGTATACTAATGGAGTCATGATTAGAGGAACATATGGAGCATAAACCGCACCAGTCTCAAGGAATTGAGAACCTCTATATCCCATAAGGATTGTATTTTCAGTCATGTATGGGTTTTTATAAACTTGGAATCTACTGTTGATAGAACCAACTTTTTGAACACCCATTGCAAACTGCATTTTATCGCCATCAGTATCAGCTGCATATCCTGGGATTGACTCAAGGATAGTTGCAACAGTTGGAGAACATACTAGGAAGTTTGCACCACCACGTAATGTTAACTGATGAATTTTGTTTGATACTTTTTGGATTTTAGTTCCAAGAGTTTGGAACCAAGTTCCTTGGTTGTATGCTTGAGCAGTTGCATTTGACTGAGCAAATGAATTAGAAGCTGCATCCCAATCAAAACCAATTTTTGCAGACCAACGCTCAACAGTTTGAGCATTTTGAATCAACATGTCTAGGATTTCAAGGTCAATCTCTTGTGAGATGTACTCTGATAACATAGATGTTAATTCAGCTTCTGCATCAATTGAATGGTATGCATTTAAGTCTTGAGCAAATTCAGGAGACCAGATTGCTTTTAACTTACGAGTCTTAGCAACAATTGCTTCAGAACGAAGTTCCAAGTTGATTTCTGGAATTTCCAAGTTTCCATTTGTGTTGTTACCAATTGCAGTTGGATCTTCAAAATCACCACGAGTAGAATCAGTTGGTTGTTTCTGATAGATAGCAGTGATGTTGTTAGCATCTGAATCAGCTTCAATCAAGAACTCAACGTGACCGCGGTCATATGAGATACGAGTAAATTCAGGATAAACTGCATCTACGTTAGTACCTTGAATGTTAAATGCACGAACACCGCTCAAATCAGGATTGCTCAAAGATGAAGTTGGAATTGATAATACAGTAAATGGTCCAGCTGCATTTGAAACAACAGATGCAGAAAGTTCAGCATTGTAATTAGTGAAGTAATCAAATTGAGCACCAGTCAAGTTACCACCATTTGAAAATACGCCAGTTCCGACAGCAACAGATCCTGTACGAGCCGTAGTTACGCTATTAGTTAATGTCAATGCAGATGATGTAACATCATTGATTGTATAACCAAAACGTCCAGCACCGTAAAGACCTTCAGATGGAGCAGTTCCACCAGCTGCGTTAGTACCTTTACCACCAGCATCAGTAATACCAAATACTGAATCACCTTGAGATTGACGACCTTGACCAGTCAAGAAATCGTTACCACCCGCAGTCGATGCGGCAGTTCCTTGAGCAGTACCGTATTTAAAATCTAAATAGAATACTAGTCCGGATGGAAGGTTCATTGGTTGTACGCTAACAAAATCTTTTGCTGCGATTTCAGCAAAGATACGACGTACTAATGGTAAAGCAACACCTGCCCACTGCTCAGCATTAGCTGAAGTTGCAGTAGCATTAGCTTCTGTCACCAATTGACGCGCTTGGTTCTCTAATAGAACCGCCATTCCTCGACGCTCGATCTCATTTCCCATACCTTCTAAAAGGCCTGTGCGTTGCCATTTCTTTTCCAAGGCAATTGCAGCTGAGTTTTGAGTAGATTGAGCTTGATGAGGCAATAAAGAATTCAAGTTCATTTTTTTCTTTCCTTTTTTTGTTTTACTTTAAGTTAGCTAATTTTTTCCAACGTGCAGCTAAATCATTTCCTTCTGACAGGATAGCTTTTTTAGGAGCTGTAGATTTGCTTGGTCGAGATGCATAGCTTTCTTTAACGATAGGTCGTTTTGTTTTTGCCGTTCTTAACGACTCTGAAATTGTTCCGTATACCAATTTAACTTCACGTACTGTTCGAGCACGATCAAAGTTTTCAATTACTTTAACTTTTTGTGATTCAGACAACGGATAATTTCTGAATAATTTGTTTGAGAACAAAAGTTTTGCATTAAGAAGATTAACTTCATTAATTTTTGATTTTAAGAATTTGATAACACGGATAGCTTCAGCCAATTCTTTTTCAGTTTCAGCAGACTCTTCTTCAGCTACAGGCTCTTCATCTTCCATTTCTTCTTCTTCACGTAAAGCGCGAATAACTTCTTCGATAGAAACTTCTTCTTCCTCTTCGCCTTCAGCTACAGGTTCTTCCATTTCCATCTCTTCTTCTTCAGCTACAGGCTCTTCCATTTCCATTTCATCGCCTTCAAGTTCACGAAGGATTTCTTCTAACTCAGCATCCATCTCTTCTTCTTCGGCTACAGGCTCTTCCATTTCCATTTCATCTTCTTCAGCCATGTAATCTTCATCTTCGCCTTCTGCAACTGGGTCTTCCATTTCCATTTCATCGCCTTCTTCAACAGGCATATCCATTTCCATTTCTTCTTCTTCAGTCATTTCTGGCTCTTCCATTTCTTCTTCTTCACGTAATCGTGCAGAAATCATGCTTTGAAGTCGTGGCGTGAACGCCTCTTCTAATGCAATTTTTGCATTTGCTAGTGCTGTTTCTCGTACGGCTTTAGCGTCAGCAATAGCTTCTTTTAATAAATCTCTCATTGATTTTTTCTCCTCGTATTTAATTCGGAAGTAAGATTATTTGAAATCTTAATAGGATTGTTTTAAAATATTTGAGTGACTACGTATTGGAACGTAGTATCATGATACAATAATATATATTGCACGAGGAGATTAAACTACCGAATTACAGAAACTTTTTTTAGACTTTTTTTAGAAATTATTTTCGTTATATCTTTTTTGCAGATATACAGCTTTATTAAGCACTTCACGACGACGCACCGAACGTTTTTTATGTTCCTGAAGTTCCTTCACTGTTTCCAATAATCCTGAATCTTTAACTATGCGTTTCCATTTAAGGATTGCACGATTGATATCGCCTTCTGGATGTCTTTTTGTTTTTGGAACTTTAATTCCTAATACTTGTCCTGGAATTACATCATCTAGTCGTTTGTCTACTTTATTACTCATATACTTTTTTTATTAATAACTTCTTTAAATATAATAACTTTATTTCAAAATACCAAATGTTTTATATTAAAATTCGATGAATTCGATATCACGAATTTGTATTTCATATTCTTCACCGTCTTCATCAGTGCCATAAATCAAATCACTTTTTAAATCATGGCGCAATTCTTCCGGGTCAACTGTATAATATTTACCATCTGAAAATATCATCGCATCAGGATCGCTCTTAATAAGATTGTAAAGATCATTTGTAACACGACCTTTAAATGTTACTCTACGTCCTTCGTTTAAGCGTGATAATCTTTTTTTTTTAGTATTTTCTTCTAATGCAGGACCTTTGTCATCTACTCCGGCTGTATAAGCATCTTCTTCTAATGCAGGACCTTCGTCATCTACTCCGGCTGTATATTGGTCATCATCTTCATTTAATGAATTACCTACATTGTAATAACGACCTAGGATAGACCCCATATCATCATACGCTGCTTCCAATCGTTGTTGCAGACCTGACATTTCGCCAGATGTTTTCTCAAACACTTTATATGCTTCTTTCAATTGTTTCATATGACGAGACACAGTAACATTATCAAACCAATGTTCAGATTCTTGAATTGTCAATGCTTCAGCTTTTTCAACAATGGTTTGTACAGTTTTAGTAACTTCTTTCAAACCACGTTTTGCATAAATCATTTCACCTAAACGATGATAATTAGCAACTGCTTCTAAAAATGATTTTTTTTCATCAGTACGCATTTTTGGCTGTTCTTCATTTTCTCCTAAATATTTTTCATTTAAGATATGTTGCATTAACTGTTTTTCCCAAGAGTTCATATTAGAGATTCCTTTTTAACATTTTATGTAAATATTGCAAATTGCGCTGCGCAGATTGAATGTAACGTGCTCCTTGATTTAAAATCTGTTCGAATCGTAAATCACCTGTTTCTTCCTGATACATTTCAATGGATGACATAACGCTTTGCTCTAAATCAAGCAATTCATCAATTACGCGATCAACTTCGGCCATTCCATCTGATATGATATCTTCTGGTGCAGGTATTTCATTAGCTTCCCTAACAATAGTTTCTAACACTTCTGCTTTTGATTGATTCCATTGTCCTTTTTTAACAAATCCATCAACTGAATAATTACCGCGTTGTCCGCCATTCTTTTTTACTATTTTTGCTAATGCATCATTTTCAACATCAACATTATTACGGCCTTTAATATATTTGAATTTATATTCTATTTTCTTTTTTCGGTCAGTTATAATAAATCCGTCATATTGTCTTGTCAGATCGCCTTCGTTCAATAAAGAACGATCATTACTTCGAAGTTTACCTTCAAATAATTGCGCATATTTTCTTTTTAAATCCATGATTA